AAACATACCAGCGTAATTCTCATAAATACGCTTTCTATTAGCAATATATGGTTCTCTTAAAATAAATACATAATCAATGTTAGTTCTGAGCGTAGGAGGTATGCCTAAAGGATATTGCATTGTGATGAGTAACATGACCTTCCAATGACGACCATTCATAAAGAGGAGACGCATCATTTTATCCCGCGCCCATGTATTATCATAAAGACAATCATCTAAAATTACAAATGTTCTGGGGTCAATCGTGCTTCGTCTAAATGTTTCTATTTCTTTTCTAATTTGTTTTAAAACGCCTCTTTGTCTTTTTAAAATATTTTCAATGATAGCAGTATTGTATTCATTATGAATAAACAATTTGGGCACCATTTTTCCGTAAAATCCGTTACCTTCTTCTGTTCCCGAAATTACTGTTCCAATAGGAATATCCTGATGATAATAGAGTAAATCTCTTACTAAAAAAGATTTACCAGTATCACGCCTTCCTATTAATACTATAACTGGACCTTTGGATTCATTTGGCTTAAAAGTGATATTTTTCATATCAAATCTTTTTAACTCTAAATTCATATATTTATATTAGACATATAAAACATTTTATATTAACGAATTTTATAAATTATTTATAAATTATTTATAAATATTAAGGATATTCTCAAATAATAAGTTAAATATAATTTAATTTAATATTTTTATTGACAAATGACGCTTTCAGTAAATTACCAAAAGAGAAAGAATATTAACTTGTTTAACAAGTTTCAAACTAACAAGAACATTAATCTTACAGATGCTCAAAATTATATCCCAATTTATGACAGATTTTTTTCATTAAATTCTACTAATTGGAATTCTATTAATTTAAATCATCAATGGGCTATATCTGATATTAAAGATTTACAAAATAAAAATGAGGATAGTGAACATATATTTACTTGCAAACTTAAACATATTTCTGAGGACGATGATATGTCCGCTACACAAAAAGTTTTTATTAAAATGGCACCATTATTGGACCCATTCAAATATGTAGTTGGCAAATATAATTATAATGATACTCAATTATTTAATTTACCATCATTTGACAAAAATAGTAAAGTTCATCCTAAAATTAACGACTATAATAATTCTTCATTTATTGATGGATTTTTTTCATTTTTAACAAGCAAAATTTTACACGAACATAAATTTATACACGGGCTTGATTATTATGGGTCTTTCTTGGCTATTAAAAATGATTATAATATTAATATTATCGATGACCTAGATTATTTAGTTAAATCTGATTTTTTTAATAAACAACAAAACAAATTATTTAAAGTTGAAGATTACTCCCATTTAATTAGTTATGATGAAGTTAACAAATTACAACCTTTAAAAATTTCATCCAGTTTAAAATCTGTATTATCTGTTCAATCTATTGATGATAATATATTTGAAAATATTTTTTGCGACACATTATCTCTTGAAGATATTAAAACAATTGGGATTGACTTAATAGATATTACCGATTCTAATTGTTTTGATGTTTCTAATCAACATAAATCTAACACTCTTAAATCTGGAACTACTTGTTCATCTAGAACATCTCATACTAATGATAATGATTTGGATGATGCCGAAGGCACAGAAGAAGAAGATGATAATACTAATACTTTTAAAAATAATAATGATTTGGATGATGCCGAAGGCACAGAAGATGAAGAAGACGATGATAAAGAAGACGATGAAGAAGACGATGAAGAAGACGATGAAGAAGACGATGAAGAAGAAGAAGAAACTATAATGCTCACATTTCCCAAATTTCCAGTTCAAGTTATATGTACCGAAAATTGTGAAAATACATTTGATGATTTAATTATTAACGAAAATTTAAATGAGGAAGAATGGTTTTCGGCATTAATGCAAATTATAATGATGTTAATTACTTATCAAAAAATGTTTTCATTTACTCATAATGATCTTCATACTAATAATATTATGTACATTCCAACTAACAAAAAATTTATCTATTATACTTATAAGAAAAAAACATATAAGGTTCCAACATTTGGAAAAATATATAAATTAATTGATTTTGGACGAGCTATATATAAATTAAATGGAAAATTATTTTGTAGTGATAGTTTTCAACTTGGTGGAGATGCCGCTACACAATATAATACTGAACCATATGTTAATGATAAAAAACCTCGATTAGAACCTAATTTTAGTTTTGATTTATGTAGATTAGCATGCTCTATTTTTGATTATATTGTTGATAATTTTGATACAATTAAAAATTTAAACGAATGTTCTCCTTTAGTTAAATTAATAGTTGAATGGTGCATTGATGATAATGGAATTAACGTTTTATATAAAAATAATGGGGTTGAACGTTATCCTGATTTTAAATTATATAAAATGATTGCACGATGTGTTCACAATCATACTCCTCAAGCACAATTAGAACGCAAAGAATTTAGCAAATTTTTAGTTTTAAACAAACATATTGTTAAAAATGAAATTATTATTAATATAGATGACTTACCTTGTTATATTTAGACAATTATTATCTCTTCTTATAATAAATCTTATGTCAAACTATGGATTTATTATTACAAGACATGTTAATTCAGAAAAAACAAATTTATACTGGAACCAATGTGTTAAACTAATTAGAACATTGTATCCGTTTAAACAAATTATAATTATTGATGATAATAGTAATATAGAATTTGTTAAACCCGATTTTGAATATACTAATTTAACAATAATTCAATCAGAATATCCAGGACGAGGCGAATTACTGCCTTATATTTATTATTTAAAATATAAATGGTTTCAAAATGCTATAATTATACACGATAGTTTATTTATTCACAAAAGAATAGATTTTTCCAAATTTAAAATGTCAGTACTACCATTTTGGCATTGTAAATATGATAATGAAAATCAATATAATATATTGCGTATAGTATCTACATTATCAAATAAACACAATTTAATTAGAAAAATTAATACAAAAGAAGAAAATGTTATTCATTTTAAATTTACAGATACAAATGCAAACTTTAATATTTGTTTTGGATGTCAGTGTTATATAAAATTAGATTTTTTAGAAATGTTACAATATAAATATAACATTACTAATTTAGCGAATTCAATTTACAATAGAACAGATCGTTGTTCTTTAGAAAGAATTTTAGGACTACTTTTTTGTGAAGAATATCCTAAATTACTTCAAGTTCAATCACTTTTTGGAAATATTTTTAAGTTTCCTAATGCGTTTACTTATAATTATGATGATTATAGCAATGATTTGAAACGAGGAAAACTTGTAAAATTAGTTGTTAAAGTATGGACTGGGCGTTAAAAAGGAGGATTATCTGTAAACGCTAATGGAGTTTCATGAATAACTATGTCATCAATCACTGGTTTTAACTGTTCTAATATAAAACTACCAATTACAACACTAACATAAACTAATAAAGAATCTCTAATTAACAATTTTAAAGGTTTTGGTTCGTTATTAATATATCTCATTTCTAAAAATTTCGCAATAAAAAAAATTACAGATATAATTCCAGCTACTAAAAATATATTATTCATATTACAATATATTTTTAGTTTTCTTAATTTTAAATAACGCATAAAAATTTTTAAATATCAATATCACATATTTAAGTTAAAATATCAATATCATCTAACACAATATCTGTATTTAAATTTACTTCCGGTTGACCCATTATCTGAATGTCTAAAACATCTAATGACATTTCTTCATTTGAAATTTTAAGTTTATCATCATTTTCCTCTTCATCTATTTTTCTTTGTATATTTCTTAATGTACTTATTTCTTCAAGTCTTTCAATTGTTTTTGGAGCATTAATTAGTTCTTCTTTTCCATTTTTTGATAAAACTGAATCAACATCATTAAATTTTAAACTAACATTTCCATCTTTTCCTTCAAATATTGTTTGGGGTTCAGTATTAACTGGAGTTTCAATAATTTGTTCCTTTATTTCTTCAACTACTTCTTCTTCAATCGTTTCATCCATATATGCCTTTAAAATACTTTCAATTGGAATACTATCTCGTACTGCATTTAAAATACATTCTTGAACAATTATTTCCAATTCTCTGTTATATTTTTGAATTTGTAAAGAAGAACAATTTAATTCAAATAAATACACATTTTTATAAATTTTTCTAGCTACATTAATATAACATTTATGAATAAAATCATCTAATTTTGGAATATTAATATCAATTTTCTTTTGTTTTTTACCAACACGCATTGCTGTTAATAATTTAAGTTGAATTATATGAATACAAGTTACTAATTCTTCTAAATAAGAGCATCCACTTTTATCAATAATTCGTTTTTTTTCTGTTTCAATAATACTTACATTCCATTTTGGAATTCTTGAAATTAAATTTTGAAATGTCATTAAATATTTGCCTGTTTCATCATTATCTTTGCAAAGTTTATATGATTCATCAAATATAGATTTAAACCCTTCAATAATTAAAGGAGTTAAAATTGTCAGTAAACGAGCACCCCACTCATTTTTTGATTCATGTAACGAACTAACATTAAAATCATCCATAATAAACATATTTGATTAAATATTTTTATTATTTAAACTAATTAAATTTACTCAATTATATTTACTAAATTATATTTTATAAATTATATAAATGTCACATTTTCAAGAGATAATTTGTTATCTAAAAAAGTAAAATTTATTACAAATATTAATAATATTTTTTCATTTCTAATTTCTTTTTTTATTTTGTTAAACGCTATTAATAATTCGTATCTTTTATCTTGTTCTATTGAAAAATTTTCATCTTCAATTAATTTTATTATATCTAATGCGTTGTACGCCTTTTCATATAATTTTGTCACAAATATTTGTAAATCTTCGTGTTTCATTGTTACTATTATTGATTTTTGAATTTCTTTTTTTAACCAATCACTTCTTTGATTTTTTATATTTGTTAGTTTAAAAGTTTCTTCTAAATTATATTTATACAAATTTATTATTTTACCTTTATTTTCTGGCTCAGAAATATAAATTTCACAAAATCGTGATAAAATTGGTTTTAATAATTTATATTTATCCTCAACAATTATAAAAAAACGGGTATTATGACTAAATAATTCAATACATCTTCGTAATGCTGACTGAGCATCCATTGTTAGTTTATCACCATTAAATAACACTATACTTTTAAAAGTATCTCCACCATTTGAATGAATATGTGTTTTTGCAAAAAATTTTAAATCTTCCCTAATAAATTTAATTCCCTTTCCATGAGCACAATTAACATACATTACCAAATCTTTTATTTTTTCTTTGTTTTCATCATAAATTAATGAAATAAATTCATTCACTATAGTACTTTTTCCAGATCCACTAGGACCATTAAAAATTATATTTGGTATCTTATGAATTGAATAAAAGTATTTTAATTTTTCTTTTATATTTTGATGAATATTTAATGACATTTAAACGCTAATTAATATAAAAAAAGTATTTTTATATTCAAATATTACGTATTTATATTTAATATTTATATTAATATTTCTATTTATATTTAAATATAAAGAATAGAACATAAATTTATGATGAATAATTTACCTCAAGGATTTGATTATATTTTTTATTCAAACCATTATCAAGATTTGTTTAGTATATTTGGTTATAATAAACAATTATTAGAAAATCATTATTTACAATATGGAAGATTTGAACATAGAAAATATTGTAATGTACCAGATAATTTTAATTGGCAAAAATATATTTTATTTAATAAAGAACTATTTGATACAATAGATAAATGTTCCAAAGATAATGCTATTTATCACTTTTTAAACAACAATAACAACAAGTTACATCATGATTATATTGATGACCATAAAGTAAATAATATTTTAAACAAACCTATATATATAGTTTATTATGCATATTTGTATAATGGACAAAAATGGAAAAATATTATAACAGGACAAATGAGAGATATATATAATAGTGGCATTTTAAAAATAGCTACACTACACGTTGTATTACTTGGAACACCTAATGAAATACAAGAAGCTAAATTATTGTTAGAAAATATTACTAATGATACTATTAATATTACAGAAGTGTATGACAATTTATATGAGTTTCCTGCTTTAATAAAAATTAGAGAATTAGCTTTAATAAACCCAAATAAAATATTTATTTATTTACACAGCAAAGGCATGGTTAATTGGAACCCATCTCAACATAGAACTATTATAGAACAAAAATTAACTAAAAGCACACTATTAGATTGGGATACTACTTTATTTATTTTTCAAAATTTTCCAGAAATACAAAAAGCAGGAGTTTTACCTGCGAAAGATGGATTTATGTGGTTTAATTTTTGGTGGGCAAGAGGAAGTTATTTAATTTCGTGTAGTCCAATTGAAATTCCTATTAATTTAGTAGAAAATGATAGATTTATATGTGAAAGTTGGTTAGGTCAAAATGGCAGTAACACATGGACCGATTCTTATTCTTTAGTTACAAAAAATATATCCCATACAAATGACCCTTCTAGTGAAGTATTCACACATACAATAAATATATATTAGACCGCACTAGACAAACTATGAGTATACGGATTTTCTTTAAATGCATTTAAAATATCAGGCGCAATGCGTTCACAACCTTGACAATTATCGTAGTATTGTGGCGTATTTGTTTTTCCATATGTTTGCACAGAAGGACCCGAATTTATTATATTTTGCGGAGCCCATAACCTGTTATTTTCTCTGTCAGAATCTAATTTTGACATTGTTACATTCATTTGAGGATTAAAATGTTTCGAATTTCCTTGATTTGTACGACCTACTACAGTTTTTTCTTTTACTTGATTGTTAGTTTGACGATAAACTGCGTCATATTGACGATTTCCGTGGTTAGATGACATTCCCATAAAGGTTTCATGATTCATTGTATCTCTTTGATTTGTTATTGGATTTTGGTCATTTACTAAATAACCTGCATTATCTTTTTGACTATTAATGTATCCATTTGGTTGATAAAGAGTAGTTTCCTTTATTGTTGTATTTGTAATATCTCCTGGAGTTAATACATAGTTTTCAGGAACTTGACCAACCATATTACCATAAATGCGCATATTACAAGAATATTCTTCTTTTCTTGATGGTTTTAATATATCCATAATTGGACTAATAACTGCTCCAATAGCACTAGAAAATCCTGAACCAAAAGATTGTGCCTGTTTATTTATTGAACGATTATTTTCATAATTTGTATGACTATTATGACTTTTTTCTGATGATTTATTTTTTAATGGAGCAGTTCCTGTTGCCACTGAATGGCCTATATCAAATCCTTCTAATTGAATTCTTTTTGTTTCTTCATGACGAGTAGGAACATAACTTGCTGTTTTTATAACACTATTTGGAGTTCCATGTTGATATGTTGTTGTTTCATTTCTTGATGATGGTTTTACTACAAAATTTGGAACTAATTGTCCTGCTTTTTCTGCTCCAGTTGTAGTTAACCAACGGTCTTGAGTATTAATAAAAAATGTATCTGGTCTATATTTTTCAACTTTTCCTTCAATGCCAACATTTTTTATAACAGATTGTGCAGGACCTTGTAATCCATTAAGATCATATTCTTGTTTTGGATTTGTTGCTATACGAAGTTCATCTACTGTTTTTGGTAACCATTTATCACGAACTTCCATTCCAGAATTAAAACCATTACTTCCATCTGCGCTATATCCTTTATCCAAACCAGGACCAACACGAATAGATTCAAATGGTTTAACCATATTATTTCTATTTACTGGATTTTGTCTAGATTGGTAAAAATCACTCATATCTGGCATACCATATGTCCATTGAACATTTTCTTGAGGTTTAAACAAAGGAGCTTGTTCTATTTTTTTTATAACTTGAGAACCACTACCCACATAATTATCTAAAATTGTTTCAGCATTATTATTATTATAAATTTGGCCTTTTGGTTTACCACCATTAAACGGAACCATATTATTATGTTTAAACATGTTTGTTGACATATAATCACCGCTTAAAGAATAAAATTCTTGGATATTATTGCTAACTGGAACTCCTGCTCTTTCTTTTTGTTCATACATATTTTGATTAAAATATTTGTCAGTTGCCACGTTAGGATTCGGATATTCTTCAACATTATCAATTAGTTCCTTATTATTCATAATTGGATAATTTTGCGGAGGAACATTTGTATTTGGCAAATAATTACTAAATCTAGATTCAGGAGTTTTTTCTTGTAAGTTACTTTTAATTCCCATATTGTTAAACTTTTCTTTTGTTTTTTTTTGATTTGAAATAACATACATTCCGCCTAATGCTACTAATGGTATTGCTAATTCCATATTATATATATAGTTTTTAAAAAAAGTATTAAAACATAAAATATATAACCTTGATATATATTTTATTTTATTATTTAAAGGTCTTTAAATTAATGTTTATATATCTTTTTATACACTATTTTACTTTATAAACATCTGTTGGTAATGTATAACATTGACTATTCGTATGGAGTTCTTTTTTAAAATTATCCTTTTCTAAAATTCTTGTATTTTTATAGTTTTCAAAAGGCATTTTTGTATGCAATTGTGGATTATTTGGTAAAATATAGGCATGATTTTGTTGTAAATCTCTTGCTGTCCACGCTGGCATTATTGCTCTACTTTGCTCTGTAGTTAAAAATTTATCACATACTGGATAATCTATTGGAGAAGCATATAAGGTTTGACGTTTATATTTATTTTTATCTACACAATCTCTATTTAATTGCCTATCTATTCCTAAAAGAGAACTTTGAATGTCTGTACTTTGTGTCCATAAATTACCTCCCCATTTTTGGGGAATTATTTGAGGGTCTAATATAAAACATGGCTTTTCACCATTTCCAGGAACATCTAAATACCACCTTTCTTGATCTGTTTGTTGCTGAAGTTGTTTTGTTATTCTTGCTGGATCATCATGAAATCTTGTAAATGCCATTATATATATACATTTAAATAAATATAAATAATATTATAAACTATTTAATATAAAAAATATAATATTTAAAACCATTAATTATGTTGTGGTTTAACGACTTACTTTATGAAGTCATA